TATTCCCCTTGAATTTGCTCTGCCAATTCATTTTTTGAGAGCATTTTACCTTCTACTTCAAGACGGTATAACTTACCTTCCCAGACAACATCGGCAAAGAATGACTCTTGTGCCTGTTCTGGTTGAGAACCTCCTACATTGAGAGTTCCATTGAAATCACCATTGATGGTGATGCTTTCGGTTAAAAATTGTTTAAAACTTTTCATTAGTTACAGTTCCAACGACGGAGGGCTTTATTGATTCTGGAATCTGGGTCTCTAGCAGTTTTAGCAGAAGTGAGACGCTTCTTCATACCACTCATTCTTGAGCAGAACGACTTGCGACGCTTTGCATCTTTAGAACCTGCTTTCAATTTTGATGGTTTTTTAGTAACTGCAGTTTTCAGTTTTGAACCTGGATTCTCTCTGCGATAGGCATCAACTGCTTTTTGACTTAAACCATCGGTTTTGTCTTTGCGATTTACAGATTGCCAATCTTCATCAACCTCTTCTTCAGACACATAAAGCAATTGCTCCCCTGGTTTGTAATCAGTTACATAATAGGTATTTACTTTTGAACCGGGATAGACTTTTTCAATTTGGTCTTGAACTTCTTTTCTACTTGGTTTTGTAATTTGTGGGAAGAACAACTTAATCATGTAAAACTTTCCTCTCCAACTCAAAGTTACCACAATTATATTTCCAGTTCTTTGTGGAACTCTTACTGCTTCACCAATGTCACCACCACCATCAGATGATTCTGATGGTACAAAATCCTCTGGAGTTTCTGGTGCTAAAGATGCTGGTTTTGAGAACATATCCCAATAGTGACCACCATACTTACATTCGGTTCTTAATTCATTCTTTTTGCATTTTGGACAATATCTTTGAACACCACATTCTTCTTTTACTGATTTCCAAGGTTCTGGTTTGATGAGGTCAATAAACTCATATTCAGTTGCCTTGAAATCGTCTCTCCAATTAGAAAATTCATATCCTTCTTTTTTGACACAATTTGGATATTTTTTTCCAAACATTTTTTTCATACCTTTTTTCTCATAACCAGGCCAACACTTTTCACCGAGGTCAATTTCTTCTTTTTTAGTTTTATTTCCCCAATTAGCAGCACCTTTTTTACGGCACTTAACTAAAGCCCCAGAAGCATATGCAGAAGGCCAAACCTTATAACGAGATTTTACTTTATGATAACAAGCATCTTTTTCACCTGCTGCTTCGATCATTGCTTCTTCTGTTTTCACGTTAATTGCCTTCCCTTTTCTATCTGGATTTGGATCTTTTCGATTCTTGCGTCTAAAAGCTGCTTCTTCCTCATCTTTAGAAAGATTACGCTTCATTTTTGAAGAACCGCACTTGGGTTTGGTTGTTTGACCTGGTTGCTTTGCACAGGGTTTTCCTGCATACTTGCCGCCCAGTTGAACCCAACCAGGGGTGCCATCAGAAGAGCGACTCTTGCTAAACCAGTCACGCAAAGAACTATCACCACTTTTCGTTTCTTCGTTAGTAACATAATCTGCTGCAGTATCAATGTAATCTGCTGCTTTAGTAATTTTAGATTGAACCCAGGCTTGTAAATTACCCTCACCTTTTTTACCCATCTTCTTTTGAAGACGTTTAACAGCACTTGCTACGGTCTTTAATTCTGACCTAGCCATAGAATATTCGTGATCTTTTTTTTCTTCACTCATTTTCTTTTTGCGACCCTGGCAGTGAGCTCTCTGACTAAAACCCTTTGGGTTATTGCAGTCAATACTCTTTTTATATTTATCTGACCATTTTTCTTGAAGAGAACTCATTGCCTTTAAGTGTCGAAAAAGAACATATGGAATAATCTAGAGTCATATTTATCATATCCAAAATATTTAGACGCAGCATGAGGGCACTTTGCATCCCATATGACTAATCGATTAAAAACATTGCCAACAACATCAATATGATCCCAAGGTGTAGGATCTAAAAACTTTTTAGACCAAATTACATCAGATCCTTCAACACTAACATGCCTAATCCTTGTTTCTTTATGTGCAAGTAAAGATGTTCCACACTCATACGGAGCATCTGGTGTTAGGTAAACAGTAGCGGCCCATCTTTGATAATCTGCATGATATACTAATGGGTCTTCACAAGTGCAATACTGAAATCTTCCACACATTGTATATGTGTCTGTCCATCCAGTAATTTTTTTATTCATAATCATCTCAAATCTTTCCTTTGTTCCAGGAATTTCATATTGATGTTCAGTTCTCTTTCCTTTATATCCACTGTCAGAAATGAAATTTTGTTCCAATGCAAAATTTCTAATAGAATGTGGATCATCATAAAAATTATCTACAACCCATAATGTTGGACTTGGAGACTCATTGAGTTTTTGATTCTTTAAAAAATAATTCATATCAAATATTTAAAATACCTGGAAGTCTTTTTCCACCTTCTTTAATTGCAACTAAATTTGTGGTAACAACAGGAATATGGGGAGACATTTCCCATGTATCTAGGCGATATGATTGAAATCTAATATCTTTATTCCTAATAAATTCTGCTTTACTCTTGTCAGTATAATACCAAAAACTATGTTCATTCCAAAAACTCACATGAGTCGGATCTTGCCATGCCCCGCGTCCATCTGTAGAAGGAACTTCAATTAAAGCCCAACCACCATGTGCAAGAACCCGATGTATCTCTCTCATTGTTTTAATTGGATCTCTCAAATGCTCAATCACATGACTGGCATTCAAAACTCCAACACTATTATCTGGAAGAGGAATTCCATCATTTAAATCACAAATGATATCCGCATCATGTTGATCGATTGTCATATATCCTTCCCTGGGGTATAAACCTCCACCAAGATCTACTTTTAGTAAATTATTTTTTTCAGCATCATGTTCAGCAAGAGCATAAACATTCTCATAAGCAAGTCTTACAGTTTCTTTTTGAATCTGTGAATTTTTTTTCAAATAAGTATTGTTGCCAGTTACTCTATAAACATAAAGCGGTTTTTCTATAAAATACATATTTGTATTTAAATATGTCCTTATCATTAATTCATGATCATCACATATTTCAAGTTCTTGATTATGTCCTCCAACTTTTTTATATAAATCAGATCTCCAAGACCTCACATGATCTGGAGCATACCAAATAAATGAAAGACTATGACTACTTGGATGCCAAGAATTCATTACATATCTTTCTTCTTCACGAAACTTGACTTTCGAATATGACCAACCATGGGCCGGATTATATGGAATAAATTCCTTTTTCATGTTATATTGGATAGCATTACTGTATGCAAATCCAATATTCTCATCTTGATATGCTTTATTCAATTCTTCTAAACAATTTGAAGTAATCATATCGTCATAATCAACTTCAACCAGAACATCACCCGTTCCTTTATGAAACGCATGATGTTTATGATATCCAATATTTTTTGAGGTATTTTCTGTCCTGAAAATCTTTACCCTATCATCATTCCTAATTCTTTCTGATATATTATGCTCTTTTAAATGATTGTTCAACCAAAGAACCCATTCCCAATTTGAATATGTTTGTGCCAAAATACTATCATAAAGTTCTTCAAGGTATGGATTTTTTTTGTGTGCTGGGGTGATAATGCTAAACTTATAATTCATAATCAATAAGATTTTTCTAAATATTATAACATGAAATTTATATATGACTTCATCATTTGCAAAGAAAGGTTGGCATTATATACCAGACATTATTAGTAAACAAGAAGCAATACAAATTAAATATCAGAATCTAATGGGTGCAATTCATGATCTTGGAGGTCTTAAAACTCATTATGATCCTGAAAGAGGAAATGTGATGTGTTGTTATGCTCCAGAGTCCTCCACATTTGTTGTGAAGAGAATGAAACCTATTCTTGAAGAACTACTTGGAGAGGAACTCATTCCATCATATTGGTTTACTACAACATATCATAATAAAGGATGGATGAATTGTCACACTGACAGACCCTCCTGTGAGGTCTCTGTAACGATGAATATCTGTGGTGATGCAGAGTGGCCTATTAAACTTAAAGACCTCACAGGGAAGCGTAGAGAGGTCGTGACACCTGTTGGACATGGTGTTGCATATCTTGGAACTATCGTTCCTCACTGGAGGTCACCACTACGAACACATAAGAACGATAGGTTTATGCAACTCTTTCTACACTATGTCAGAAAGAATGGTGAGTATGCTGACTATGCTTATGATAGAAATGAGAAGTGTTATTCCTTACTCACCAGGTAATTCTTCTTCCACAACATTTGGATCATTAATCATCGGAATTTGAGTTACTTGTGCCAGATATTCTGCATTACTTACAGAAACTGCAACTGGTGCATCAGGAAGAGTAAGTGGAAATTCAGAACCATTTGGAAGATTTCTTAAAGCAGTTCTCCAGGTTGTAAATTCTGATGACAGAGCAACACCTGTCTCCAACGATTTTGTGACAATCCAATCAGTCTCGGACAGAAGTTTATCTCGAATACTTCTTACCTCAACATATCTTTTTGTTTCTTGTGCGGTATCATAAGTAGCAATTTCTGCATCCCATTCTGCTTGAGTCAGAATTTCAAGACCATCTTCTTCTGTGATGGTAGTATCATCGGGGCAAGTCGATAAGCAAAAAGGAATACCATTACTATCAGTTATTCTATGAACGATCTCAAGACCTGCGATATTAGGAGCCACATATCCAAATCTGGGACGACTCCACATTGATGAAGAAATTGCAAAGACACTGGTATTATCCCTATCTACCCAATAATGTTTTAAAAGTTGTGTCATTTTAAATTAATAGACCTCTATTCCATATTTATCTGCAATCTGTTTATCTTGCTCATCCTTTGTTGGAACTCCTTTTACTCTCATCCAACAAACACTGACGATTCTCTCACCAGATTTAACTGGTTCTACTCCATGCAGATAATGATGTGTTGATGGAAATGCGATCAGAAGGCCTGGTTCTGGTTTAATACGAATTCTGTATTTTGGAAATACAAACTCTCCACCCTCAAAATCATCATTCAAAAATAAAACAGTAGAAATATCTCTATCAATAGATTTTTTCCATTGCTTTGTTCCATCAGGATTTACCCATAAGGCTTCACCATCATAATGAGGTTTGTAGTGTCCTCCTTCCCTATAATATAAAAACTGGGGAACTTCACTATCGTTGATATAAAAGTCATAAAAAGGATTGATGACATTATATACCATATCATCATAAAGAGATTTAACGTCTGCCATGATTGGTTGTATATCGGCACACTCTACATCTCTTACATTTGGATCTACTTTTGATTCATCCTTTTTTGTTTCATTTGATTTTTCGGCATCATAAACACCCATCCTCATTTTGGGTGCCTTCTTTACATATTCTGTGAGATATTTACATCCTTCCTTTGTCACAACATTTGGTTGAATAAGGATATTACCAAGTAAATGATTCATTCAAACTCAATTTCTCAATCTTTAAAAATATTTAGTTCTAAATCGTAACCGGAGTTGCAGTTCTCAACCACATATATTTCTGTGGATAGTTTGGTGAAGAAGTTTCTGCATAGATGTAATATCCAGTTGGACTCCCATCAGAGTCTGATGTCGTTCCAGTAGAACCAGATGGTGTTCCTCCGGCATCATAGTTCCATCCACCAGGAGCAGAAGTTGAAACTGTCACATTAGAAAAGAAAGATGTATTGTATGTTGCTGGTGGGCCAGCATTCCATTTTTGCCAATTATCGGTTGATGCAGTTCTCTTCAAATCCGGATCTAAATCATCAGTTCCTCCAGAGTGTGTGAATTCCATATCATCAAGTTGGAAGTCTCCTCTAAAACTTGTTCCAGTACGATATTTAAATACAAAGTGTCCGGTGCTCGGTGATAATGGACTTAAATCTACAGTAGCAGATTTCCAAGTTTGTCCTGGTCCTGGATGCGTTTGTCCGGAGATTGATGTTACTGTTGAACCATCGGCAGTAAATGGAAGTGCGGCACTGATTGTATTAGAAGTGGGTGGTCCTGGTGCCCAGTGAACGGATAAAGTTCCCGTATTTGATCCATAACCATAATACTTAAATGTCATTTGTGATGATGCACCTCCACCACCTTCACCACCTCCACCACCTTCACCACCAGGATTGACAGATGTTCTTGGTCCAGATCTTGGTCCGATTGATGGTGCAGTAGCCCATCCACCAGAGACTCCTGCTGCAGTATATCTTGTTTGAGTTAATTCACTACTTGGTTCCGATACAGTCTCATTAGAAAAATCTAGTCGGTCAATAGTACAAACATAAGATGGAGTAGCACCACCAGCAAAGTATCCATAATTAGAATTAGAGACTGCTGCTGAACCATTTCTTGCTTGAGTTAATTCACTACTTGGTTCCGATACAGTCTCATTAGAAAAATCTAGTCGGTCTATTGTACAAAGTTGAGGTGGGGCCCACCCACCAGCAAAGTATCCATAATTAGAATTAGAGACTGCTGCTAAAGCAGTTCTTGCTTGAGTTAATTCACTACTTGGTTCCGATACAGTCTCATTAGAAAAATCTAGTCGGTCAATAGTACAAACATTACCTGGACCACCACCAGCAAAGTAACCATAATTCGAATTTGAGACTGCTGCTAATTGATTTCTTGCTTGAGTTAAATTGCTACTTGGTTCTGATACAGTTTCATTAGAAAAATCTAATCGGTCAATAGTACAAACATAAGATGGAGTAGTAGCACCACCACCAAAATAACCATAATTAGAATTAGAGACTGATGCTAAATACTGTCTTGCTTGAGTTAAATCATTACCTGGTGCTGATACAGTCTCATTAGAAAAATCTAATCGGTCTATTGTACAAACTTGAGGTGGAGCAAAACCGCCAGCAAAGTACCCATAATTCGAATTTGAGACTGCTGCTAACTGATATCTTGCTTGAGTTAATTCACTACTTGGTTCCGATACAGTCTCATTAGAAAAATCTATACGGTCGATTGTACAAACAACAGCCGGAGCACCACCACCAGCAAAGTAACCAGTAGCATTTCCTATAGGGACAGCATCAACATCAAGAAAATATCTTCTTGATTTTGCACTCTTGTTTATTCCACCCGCAATTACTGTAGAACCTCCCCTATTATTCAAAGTTTGTGTTGAAGAAGGTGTTGATACACTGTCCGTTGAAAAGTCTATTCTATCCATATCAGAACGATATGGAAACATACCTCCCAATAAGTATCCATAATTTAAAGTAGATGCTCCTCCAGCAGAACCTCTTCCTACAGTTATATCTGTTGTTCTTGAAAAACTATCATTTGAAAAATCAATTTTATCCACTACGGTGGGATAAGATGAACTGCCACTAGCAACATATCCATAACTCTGACTTTGTATATGTTGAGATAATCCGGTTCTGCCTGGATTATTTAATGTTCCAGAAATCACAGATGATGATTCGTTGGTAAAATCAAATCGATCTATTGTAGCAACATTAGATGTGCCATCAAAACCAGCAGCAATATATCCATATTGTGTCGAATAAGTTGACCCAGCATTTGTTCTAGATGTCGTAAGATTGGATAGTGAAGACGTTAAAGTTTCACTAGAAAAATCCAATCTATCTATGGTAGATATGTCTGCTGGAGTTGGAACTCTACCACTACAAACGTATCCATATTCCGGACTGTTGACACTAGAAGTCCATTGTTTAGATGAATTTAAATGAGTACCAATATCCTCAAAAGTTTCATTTGAAAAATCAAGTCTTACTATTGTACAATGAACACCAGCACTATATGGAGATTTTCCACCGACAAGATATCCATAATTCCTACCAATTAGGGATGACATGTCAAACATGGCATAAGTATAATTCGCAATTGATCCAGGACTAGAAACAACTTCTGTAGAAAGATCCAGTCTATCAATAATACAAGCTCCTCCAGTTGGTGGTGCAAGTGTAGGATTTGTGGTTCCCACAGAATAACCGTAATTCGCAGACTCTGGCCAATCTTTTTTTCTTTGCTTCTTATATGTTTTTTCTAAACCAAATACTCCTGATGGCATGATATCTATTTCCTTATGTTGTATTTAGTTTGAGACTCCTGCTAAAGTACCTCTTGGTTGAGGTAAATTATTTGCTGGTGCTGAAATAGTCTCAGTAGAAAATTCTATGCGATCAAAACTACTGAGAAAGCCAATGGAAGGATTATCTCCACCAGCAAAGTAACCATAATTAGAATTAGAAACTCCAGAAAGTCCTAATCTTGTCGTTCCTAATTCTGGTGATGGAGCTGATGTAGTCTCATTAGAAAAATCCAAACGGTCAACAGTAGAATGTGCTGGAGGAGAACCACCAGCAAAGTAACCATAATTAGAATCAGAAACTCCAAATAATAATGATCTAGCCTGTGGTAAATGATTTCCTACTGGAGGGACAATTATAGTTTCATTAGAAAAATCTAATCTATCAATCGTGCTACGAAGGGGATTTCCTCCGGCAAAGTATCCATAACTAGAACTAGATACTGCCGCAAGTTCATGCCGTGCTTGAGTTAAATCTGAACTAGGTTCAGATACAGTTTCATTTGAAAAATCTATACGATCAACAGTAGAAGTACTGAGTGGATTAGCACCACCACCAAAATAACCATAATTTGAATTAGAGAGTGATGATAAATCTCCCCTTTTTCTAGTCAATTGACTACTTGGTATTGATGTAATTTCGTTAGAAAAATCTAAACGGTCAATAGTACAAATAAAAGGTGGAGAAAAACCACCAGCAAAATATCCATAATTAGAATTAGAAACTGCCGTTAAATCATCCCTCGCAGCACTTAATTGATTATCAACTGATGGAACTGATGTCGTTTCATTTGAAAAATCAATACGATCAATGGTGCATACTACACCCACACCTGGAGCATCACCACCACCAAAGTATCCATAAGTGCTAGAGATGGGAACTCCATTAACATCAGTTCCTTTTTTAACTCCTTTTGCGTTTATTGATTTTCCATCAGAAACTGCCGCTAAATAACTTCTTGCTTGAGTTAAGTTGCTGCTTGGTTCCGATACAGTTTCATTAGAAAAATCTAAACGGTCAATGGTACAAACAATAGCTGGAACACTACCACCAGCAAAGTAACCATAATTGGAATTTGAGACTGCTGCTAAAATATATCTTGCTTGAGTTAATTCACTACTTGGTTCCGATACAGTCTCATTAGAAAAATCTAGTCGGTCAATGGTACAAACAAAAGGTGGAGCTGTACCACCAGCAAAGTATCCATAATTAGAATTTGAGACTGCTGTTAATTGATATCTTGCTTGAGTTAATTGATCTCCTACTGGTGGCACTGCTACAGTCTCACTAGAAAAATCTAGTCGGTCAATGGCACAAACAAAAGGTGGAGCTGTACCACCAGCAAAGTATCCATAATTAGAATTTGAGACTGCTGCTAAACCCTGTCTTGTTTGAGTTAATTCACTACTTGGTTCCGATACAGTTTCACTAGAAAAATCTATACGGTCGATTGTACAAAGATAAGATGAATTAAATAAACCACCAGCAAAGTAACCATAATTAGAATTAGAAACTGCCGCTAAACCGTTTCTTGCTTGAGTTAAATTACTACTTGGTGCTGTTACGGTCTCACTAGAAAAATCTAATCGGTCTATTGTACAAACAAAAGGTGGTGGAGCATAACCACCACCAAAGTAACCATAATTAGAATTAGAAACTGCTGCTAACAGATATCTTGCTTGAGTTAATTCACTACTTGGTTCCGATACAGTTTCACTAGAAAAATCTATGCGGTCTATTGTACAAACAAAAGGTGGAGCAATACCACCACCAAAGTAACCATAATTCGCAGACTCTGGCCAATTAGAATCGACCTGTCTATCATAAACTACATCTAACCCAAAAACATCTGATGGCATTTACTTATTTTTTGCGAAGTTCTTCGTTAAATAACGAAACTTTTTCCTCACTTAATTGTTTTGTTTGCTCCTTTCTTCCTTGAAGAATATTATTTGATAGTCCACTAATTTCCTCAATACCAGAAGCAACATGTCTCTGAAGACTCTCAAGGAATGCGATTGAATTGCTTGGATCTGCATAGCCTTCCTTAATACGATTCACATCATCCTCAAGAACTGTTGGTGCGGTTGCTCTTCTCATAGAACGAATATTACCACCAGAGACTCCTGTTTGTGCAGCAAGAAGTTCATCAAGAGCCTGGTTGGCAAATCTTCTTTCCCAATAAACTGGTTGATCGGCATCAAATTCTTCTTTTGTTGGAGGATGACCACCGTTCAATTCGATTAATCTTTCAATCAATTTATCAAAGAATTCAAGTTCAGTTGTCTGTGCTTTGAATCCAGCATTCAATCCATCAATAAAACGATGAAAATTGAATTCATCAATATCATACCAACAAAGGTCTTCACCACCTTCACGATTCTTCCACCAGATTGGTTGAGTTTTATCTTTACCTTCCCACTTATAATGAAACTCTCTTACAATTTTCTTTGCATCCTGAATTCCATTTAGAAGGTTCTCTGCCACAGACTTGCGGTTGATAATTGCAGCTTTGAATGCTGATGGAATGGTAAAATTATCATGAACGATAAACTTTTCAATCTGGAAGTTTGACCTTCCTTGTGCAAGTTCTCTTTCAGATTCTTTCCAACGATCACACTCCGCAAGAACCTTGAGCATAAATTCATTACTCTCATCAAGAACTTCATCGGATTTTGCAAGAGCAATTTCTTTATAATTATTTGACATAGAACTCCTATAGATATCAGTTCAATTTTTTTTATTTATGTTTGGAGAAGTGATAATCTCCATCAGCATCAGATGAGTTTTGTGTAAAGTGTGAAGACAGAACATATCCAATCGATTTCATATAAGAAATGACTTCATCTCTCATTGGAGCACCTTTCATATACTCTTTGTTTTGCAACTCAAGAATAATATTCGGACAATATTTAATAGCACTAACAGCACCTTTGATAATATCTAATTCACATCCCTGAACATCCATCTTAATCAAGTCAGGTTTTGGCCATCCTTTCTCTCTGATTAGAGTATCTAAAGTCTTTGTCCTTCTCTTAACTTCAGAGTAATGTTGATTTCTAAATGCATTTTGATTATAAGGAAAATCCTTATAGTTTAATTCATAATAAGAACACCCTCCATGATTTCTGGCATTCTGAAAATAAGTTACAACTTTATCATCTACTGAACTTAATACCTCAATGGCATAATTAACTTTCTTATTTTTATAGAGAGATTCGAATTGGTCATATCCATCAACATGAAAAATATTAGAATCTTTCCATACCATTTGTGCAACCTTTGACCAGTGCAAACAATTGGAACCAATATCATAAATCACTTTTGGATTTATTGATTGCTCATACTTCATCTGATAGAGATAATCAATATGATCATATGGAGTCATTAAGATTTCGGAAAATCTTTCATAATAATCATCATACTTTTCAATATAACTTTTCCACAGTCCAGCAACTCTTTTCCAATTATAATTTTCTATTGCATAATTTGATATCAGTTCTGATGCCTGATAATATTCATCTCTTGCAACATCAAAGAAATGAAAAGCACGAATCATTTCTTCGGCAAAGTTTTTATGAAATGTTTCGTCAGGTATCCATCCTCTTGGTGTGTTTTTTCCTGACATTGGAATAAACTTTCCAATTCCATTTGCCGTTTCTGGAAGTGCTCCCATGTCTGTTGTTATTGGAAAGCATCCACAAGACATTGCTTCTGCTAATGATACACAAAAAGTTTCCTCCCAAACATTGGGATGAATATAAAAAGCTGCATCCTGAATATGAGGTAGCAACTCTTCACGATCAATACAAGGTGAATACTCAACACCAGGAAGTTTCTGAAGTTCTTTATAAACAGAAATAAATGGTGATGGCTCTAATCCATTTGGTCCTGTGATTGTTTCATTGTCACCTTCTCCTGGTTGAATATCACCATAAAGAGACATCGAAGAAAACACTTTGAGTTTTGCATCTGGATGATGTTTAATAACTTCCTTCCAAATTGGAACTAAAGGTGCAACTCCTTTATGTGGTGCAGAAAAAAAGATACAAGTTTTTGATTTTGGTTTTCCAGAAGGACGAAACATATCATGAACTCCGTTTGGAATTACATGAAGTTTCTCTGCTGGTGCTCTTTTATACTTTATATACTGCTCTCGTTCCCAGTTCGAAACACAAACAATGCCATCAATTTTATTCACATATTGTGGAAGGTCTTTGTGTCCCATCTGGTCACAATTATCATGAGCCCAGATAATTTTATACTGTTTATTGGACTTTATAATTTCATTCGTCGTTCTCTTAACATCAACATTCTCTGGAAAAGTATAATGTTGAGCAAGATAATAAAAAGAACTTTCAGTTGCTCCGGACTTCATATACAATAATGTAGTTTTGATTATTTAGTGTTAGTTTGAGAGGCCTCTGGCATTGCTTCTACTTCTTGTCAATTCTGAACTTGGTTCCGATACTGTTTCATTTGAAAATTCTAATCGGTCAATTGTACAGACATAATCAGGACTAAGTGGTGGTATTTCTCCTCCACCAAGATAACCATAATTATTATTGTAAACTCCTGCTAAACCCGGTCTTGCTTGAGACACATTGCCAATAGGTGAACTTACAGTTTCATTTGAAAAATCCATACGATCTATGACTGCCGGACGCACAGTTGGTGAAGTTCTTCCAGAACAAAAATAACCATAATTTGAATTCTGCAATGTACCAAAACCCAAAGCCGCTCTAGTTAATTGCTGGGATGGTTCTACCATTGTTTCTGTAGAAAATTCTAATCGGTCAATAGTACAAACATATCCGTTAAATCCAGTTATATATGCATAACTTGGATTAAATACGGTTCCACCATTAGGTATACTCAATTCATTATTCATTTTTACCGGAGGAGTTGATACAGATTCTGTAGAAAAATCAATACGATCAATAGTGCTATAATATGCTGGTGTTGGATGGAATCCTCCACAAAAATATCCATAATTATTATTGTAAACTCCTGCTAAATATGCTCTTGCTTGAGATAAATTATTTCCCGGTAATGATGTAATTTCATTAGTAAAATCCATCTTTTCAACTGTTGTTTTAATTGGAGAAAGTCCACCAGCAACATACCCATAATTGAAATTAGATACTGCTCCTGCACCATTTCTTCCTGGTGAAGATAAATATCCTCTAGGAGATATATTAGACGATACAGTTTCGGTAGAATAATTGATGCGGTCAATAGTAGTGTGATAACTAGTGACCGGAGGTGGAGTACTAAAAGAAAAACCACCAATAAAATATCCATAAGTGCTGGAAATAGGAACTCCATCAATATCAGTTCCTTTCAGTGAATTTGGTTTTATACGACTACTGTCTCTAACTCCAGAACCATAACCCCTCACACTACTTAAAATTGCTCCTGGTGCTGAAAATGTTTCGGATGAAAACTCAAATCTATAGATAGTGGATTTTGCTCCTGGGCCATTACCACCAATATAACCATATTCTTTAACAGAAAAATCTATTCCTGCCGCTATTATTTCAGGTACTCCTGTAGTTGCCGCAACAGTTTCTGAAGAAAAATCTAATCGGTCAACAGTACAAACAACCGGTGTCAAACCACCAACAATATAACCATGTTCTGAACTCTCAAAAGAATTGAGGTGACTTCTTCCAACTGTCAATTGACCTTCAACAGGAGGAACACTTCCAGTTTCTGTAGAAAAATCCATCCTATCAATTGTAGAATGTCTGGTTGGAGGTGGAGTGGAAAATCCTCCACAAAAATATCCATATTGAGAACCAGATACACCTGCAAGAAATCCTCTATTTTGTGTGAGATTTGAAGCATCTGTAGACATTGTTTCTGATGAGAATTCAAGTCTATGAATATTACACACATAAGGAGCAGCACCACCACCAAAATATGCATATTGTGGGGTGGAAATTGATGCCATGTTGTCCTGATTCGCAGGTAGTGTGGCAGGAATTTGTGTGATCCCTACAACACTATCAAGTTCGTGTGAAAAATCAATTCTACGTATATAACTTCTCGCTGCAGGACTACCTCCTCTATTATCACCTCCAGCAATATAACCATATTCTGATGAAGAAGCTTCTACAGCATCCGAAATTGCTTGACCAGAGCTATACTGACTAAAGTTAGGTGGTTGACTTATTGTTTCCGTTGCTATCTCAAATCGATCAATACGTGACTCTGCAAATCCAGGAGGAGCTACACCACCAACAAAATAACCATAATTCGTAAATTCTGGCCAGGTTCTATCTATTTGCTCCGTTCTTACATCCGATAAACCAAAAACTCCAGACATTTATCAGTACACTATTTTTTTTATTTATTCTCCTGGAAGACATGAGAACCAACATGACACAATTTAATACTTGTGTCTAACCATGATGTAAATCCAACACTACTTGCTCTCTCAAAGAATGAAAAATCCTCTGGTAAGAATGCCATATCTTTTTTGAGTTCATTAAAATAATGATATGAATTATGATATTCTGCTTCTGTGATTGGATAAGATGAGTGTCCCAGTGAAGGAGTATATTTTAAATCCTCATAGTTCTCACGAATTTTATCAAAAACTCTACGGTGAATAAGAGCAAACCCAAATCCAATACTATCAATCTTAATCAATCCATCCTCTGCTAATGGTGGTTGTGAAATATTATAATTGTATTGTAATGGAATACTCTTCATAGGATAAGCTCCACAAACAATATCTCTTTGATATGATAAAAGTTTTAATACATCTTGTGGTTCAAATCCAATGTCCGCATCAATAAACATTACATATTCATATTGTGTGTTATTGATAAAGAAGTTGGCAATTCTTGACCGACCTTTGGTAATCAAACTCTCATTTGCCAGAGTGATTAATCCATGATCAATTTGATTTGTTCTTAATTCTTTTCCAAGATTAAATAACCCTTTGGCAGTCTTATCACTAACGATTCCACCATAACAAGGCAGTGCAATTAAAACGCTCATACTATTAGTTCGATATTAAATGAGATTGAAATTCGTTCTTCATCAGATGTATTTGGAAGAACAAAGTGTGGAAGCCAAGAAGGAAACAAAAGCAGTTCACCAACTTTAGGATTGTGTGCAAAGTATTCATCGTTCACAATACAAGACATTTGAAAATCCATCATTCTTGCAGGTCTTGGATCCTCAAAGTTAATTACATCTGTTCCCTGTGGCAATTGTATATAGTAAACTCCACTCATCCAGCCAGATGGATGAACATGGGTAAAGTTCATTCCACCTTTTGGATTTATATTACCCCACATTGAACGAATCACCATCTGTGGACGATTCTTTGATAAATTTTCAATAATACTTTGAGTAATTGCCGTCGTCTTTTCTAGTAGTGGTTTGAATACTTCATGTTCCCACAAATTTGTTTCACTCTGCCACCCACCACGATTACTCCTCACAGTTCCGGGTGTCTTTTTCGACATATCAATCAAAAAGTTTTTATATTTTTGATTTTCATCGTGCTCAAAAATATCTACACTATAAAACCTGGTAGGAAAAATATCCCCCTGTTTAATATTAAACATATATTCAAATCAAATATTCTAATTATATCAGGTTATATATTTGCCTGCAACATTCACAGTTAAAGCATTTGCAACTGATGCTGTGGCAACAATTGTATCAGTGGCTTCGATTCTCTTTTGTCTTGGAAGAATCTGAACATTGCTGTTTTGAGGAATCGTAAGATTATATGCCAGATATCCAACACGAACAGAACCACCTCTGAAAATAGAAATAGATGCATCAACATCTACAGTATCACTATAATTTGCAAGCACAATCGTATTAATTACTGATGGATTAGTGACAGAAGTAAAGACTGTTTGATCTGTGGTTGCAGTAATATTTGAACCGATTCCAATATAATCCGTTGCATCATCTTGCTTATATGTAATCCAACAATCAAGACCATTTGCAACTCCTGCAGGATTAGTTCCGAGACCAGCATAAGAAGCAAAACGAAGATTGTCTGATGGATTTGCGACCAGTGGTTGATCAACAACTTCTAGTGCACCTTGATAAGGAACAATAATTTTATTCGTGATTGGAACATTCTGTCCACCATCATAATCCATTCTAGTGGTCACATACAAATCACTTGCTGTCACATTTGTGATGTGCACACTTTCAATGACATATCTCTTACTTGCAGTTGCCGGGAAAGTGACACCAATAGCAGTGAATCCATCAATATCATCCGATGAAGAAGCATAAGCAGAGGTTGTGATTCCGGTGTCAAATCCACCACCGCCGCCTCCACCTCCAGCTTCACCTTGGAATCCTTGAGCACCATCATCGCCTTGATAACCTTGATTTCCCTGTGCTCCGGTATCACCTTGATGTCCTTGATTACCCTGTGCTCCAGTATCACCTTGATATCCTTGATTTCCCTGTGCTCCGGTATCACCTTGATGTCCTTGATGTCCTTGATTACCTTGTGCACCAGTATCACCTTGATGTCCTTGATGTCCTTGATTACCTTGTGCACCAACATCTCCTTGTGCACCCGTATCACCTTGATGTCCTTGATGTCCTTGATTACCTTGTGCACCAACATCTCCTTGTGCACCCGTATCACCTT